GTTTGGGTGTACCCTTTTCCCAGGCTGGCCGTTCTTGGAATTTATATTTAAATTCTTTGATTTTATCAACAATGATTTCTTTTTCGATGCCTGTTAACACATCTAATAGAATTTCGCTGAGAAAGTCCTGTACAATCTTGGGTGTGTCACTGCGTTTTAAATCTAATCCCATGGCTTTTACTTTGCCTGAAGCGCCTTTGGTGTCAAGTCGCTTGCCTTCTTTATCGTAAATTAATACAGCGTAGCGTTTTTTCTTAATAAAAAGACCTTTGCTGGCAACAAGTTCTCGACCACCTTTAATAATACTGCCATTTTGTCTAGGACAGTGAAATGCTCGTTCCATGAATGCAGGAAAACTGTCATTTACCTGTTCACCAATGCTGTCATACAGTTGCACAGCTATGTCTTTGTTCCACTCCATGCGCCCTGCAGCAACATCTGCTTGTAGAGCTGGCCACGCACTAAAGTAAACAGAGTCTGTATCACCATATATGATTGCATCGCCCACATGATCATACTTACCAAAAATACATTCATTGACAAAACTGTCCATGTGTTTGGCAATTGTTCGGCCTGTTAGTGTAGTGGATTGTCCAATTCTTTGATCAAAAAATCTACAGCCTGGATTTAAAATAGCGCCATACAAACTGTTAAGATTAATTTTTTTAACTAACTGTCTTTTGTCCCAATAGGCTTGGTCTTCGGGTGTAGTAGATTCTTTTAGTTTGGCTTGCATTTGTTTGCGCTCTGCATACCACCTTTCTAGCAGTCCCGGCACAATACCTTTTCTTTCAAAAGTAAAAATAGTGCCGTTGGCACTTAAAATCCAAGGTTTGTTGCTGTCAAAAATTAATCTCCAAACATCAGCAGCACTCATTATGTCACTGGTGCCGTCTTGCTCCCAGTCTACAGTGATTTCAACACTGGGATCACCTCTCATGACAGCTTCATATTCCATACTGCCAAACAGACCTTCCCAAGCAGCAGCAAAGCTGTCGCCCCCTGCAATTTTATCTTGAATGTATTTGTCTGTCATTATTGGTCGGAGTTGCCCGACAATGGTTTCTGGTCCCATGTTAAGGGCCCGGATGGCCGAGGGATAGAGACTGTTGATGTCAATGGCTGCAATCCATTCGTGCATACCTCTTTTGGGGTAAGCAACATAGGCACCTGCGGCCTGCGTTTCTCCATCTTCTTCTCTGCCTTTTCTGTTAGGAACGACCAATCCTTGACTGTGTGCTTCATTTATAATTGCCTGTTCAGTAGTTGCAACGGCACCCATTGTTGTCTGCAATAACACGGTGTTATCGTGAGCAATGGTGTTTGCCAAATCTAGAAAACGAAGTTTTCTATCCAGTTTCGCTAGTAAGCGAGTATCTTGTCTATTATAGGTAATAAATGTTTCGTAGTCTTTGTTGTACAGTTGATCTAATGTGCCTTCATAGGGAGTTTTGCGCTCTTCGAGCTCATACTCACCAATAGCATCTAAACTGTAGCTGTGTCGTTCTTCGTAAGTATATTTTCTATACAGTTGCATATAGTCCATGTGTACACGACCAATCAAGTCAAATGTAACATTGACTGCACCAAATCTTTCAAATTCGCGTTGTTTAGGAAACTGTCCCCAAAGACACAGTCTTCTAGTGTCATCTTTGCTGAGTACACGAGTAATTCTGCCCACTGTATATGGAATGTCATAGCCTTCGCTGTTCCAGCCCGACAGAATGTCTGCATCATCAATCAAGTTTAAAAAAGTATCTAGTAGATCTTCTTCGCGTTCAAATATATAAGTGTCGTCAAATTTAGCAGCAATTTCTTCTGCTGTTGCCCAGCTCATCGATTTGGGAGGAATAGACAGTGTAACCAGTTTATCTAACCAATCTAAGTAAACACTGATTGCTGTTATTTTGTTAAAGGGATCAGTGACAGGACTGAATCCACGCTCAGGATCAAAATCAACTTCAATGTCAAAAAATGCTGTTTGCAATTTGGGAGGTTCGGCAGAAAGATAATTTTCTTCAAGACACCTAAAAACAGGTTTGAAGTCGCTTTCCCAAAGTTTTTTACCGCTTTGAATTTTTAATTCTTTATGAAACTCTTTGCTGTTTCTAGTAGCAAATCTTGTTACTGGTGTGCCATAGATTGTACGATGCTTGCCCCGGGGATCATCATAATAAAACACATAATTAGCGGGATATTCTTGGTACTGTCTTTGGCCGTTTATCCGTTCTACTACATGAATTCTATCACGCTGTTTGTCAAATAATGCGTCAATGTAGGACATAAGTCTGTAATAATAATTTAATTAGGCCTGCACTGTCAATGGTAGCCAATAATACATAATTGCCAAATATACCAAAACTGCCTCTGCTGTAAGCACAACCTGCACTGATTACGCAGCCAACAATAAAAGCTGCATACAAAGGAACAAACGGTAAATTGGGCACTGTGATTGCATAGGTGATGCTACAACCTATGCTGATTACCCAAGCTATCATTTCAAAAACAAAACGAACTCGGTGACTTTGCCAATCAGCGATTATAAATTGCTTGGCATTAGACCACCAGCTTGGTACACTTTCTTTCAAAGAGTCTTACCTACAGTTTCGAGAATGGTGTTCAGCTCATCGTGATCGCGATTAGTCTCGCCCAATTTGGCCTTGTGTGCAATTTTGATTGCTTTTTTAAGAGTTGCAGGTTTAATTTCTAGTTCTTCGGCAATGGCTTTGATGGTGTCATTGAGCCCCGCGTTCAAATCGTCCACTTCGGCCATTACTTGCATGCCTTCGTTAATAAGTTGGGTAAGTTTAATTTTAGCTTCACCGTTGAAGCTGCGATTGTAGTCTGTCATGGAATCTCCTAATTGAAATGTGCTACACTCTAGATTATACGGTAGCGAATCGCATAAGTCAAGGCAGTAGCCGCCTACCCGGTCCTAAGGCCAAGGTTTATTTGTTCAATAATGTATTTAATTCAGGCCACAGTGTTTGGAAACTATATTTTGGAACAATTGTTTGCTCCATTTGATCTATCCAATTTAAAAATTTTTGAGATTTAGTGGGATCTGTAATGTTGTCTTGTAAACTGGTTTTAACACCGCTTAAGAAATAATCATCAAAATCTAACTGAGCAATTTCTTCCAAGGCCAAATTAATTATTTCACGATTGTGTCCAAAAATTAAAAAACTGTCAGTGGGTAAATTATAAGGATCGACAGTGGCCAAAGCCAGTTGCCAATTAATTCTTAAACTGCCGCACCTGTCTGAAAAGTCATATAATTCTTTAAGTCTTGTGGCATTAAAAATACTGTAAACAGGATGGAAAGTTACATTGTTAGTTGTAAAGTCTTGTTTGAGTATATTGATGTTATCGCACAGCAAATTCCAATTGCTGCCTGCTCGCACATATTCAAACCTATCGGCAACATTATCGAAACTTAAATTCCAATAAGTATTTTTAAATTCAGTTAGTTTTTCATATACTCTGTTGTTTGTCAAATCAACACTGCCGTTGGTTAATATATCAATCTTAACATGTTTGGGCAGCATGTCTAATAATCTTATATTGTGTTTTTGTAGCAGAGGTTCTCCGCCTAATAGATAAACAACTTCTATACTGTGTAAATTTTCTTCAACCAAGTCAAACAACGACTCTGTATAATCCCTATTCACTGACTCGATGGGTAAATTTCTTATTTTTCGCCATTCACTGCTGTCATGTGTGTTACAGTATCTACAGGTCAAATTACAAACATTGCTCCAGCGAATATCTATAAGTTTAAGTTGTCTTTGTGTTTGCTTTTGAAATTGGTCGTTGAATGCAGACCATTGACTACTGCCTGGAGCAGTATTTTCAATTTTATAACAACCTTTGCAATAATCATTCGACTGCCCTGATTGCAGGTCTTGTTGTAGTTGCGTAAATTTATTCGCGATAAAAATTTCCTGTATTGGTTGCTGTCTTACAGAACCAAAAAAACCGTTCCCGCTACAACATAGACCCACGCCGCCGTTGACAGACACAAATAGACCTGTGTCTATTGCACTACAGTAATAGTCTTTCATCAATTATTTAAGACTGGCTCTTAGCATCCAACCATGCTTTTGATGTGCATCTAGCCTCTCGGCTAAAAAGTTGCTGAGCCCGTGTTGTCCTTCGCGTTCGGCTAAATCATAGACAAGTTTAATGATTTTAAGAATTTTATCATTGTCTGCTAATAATTCAGTTACCATGGCATCTTTGGGCAGCACTGCTGTTTCATCTTCAATTTGACTGAGCATACTGAGTCTTGTGTAACTGCCAGGAGTATAACTGCCTAGTTTACGAATATTTTCGGCAAAATCATCGATGCTGCCATATACTTCTTCGTAGATTTTACCAAATAACTCATGATATTCTAAAAAGTCAGATCCTTCAACATTCCAGTGAAAGTAGTGTGCTTTTAAATAAAAACTAAAAGTGCTGCTGAATCCTATTTTCGTAGCTTTAATTAATTCTTCCATTTTATGCTGCCTTTTTATTTTTGTCTTTTTCTGTGATTGGTCCGCCGGTGATCCATGCAGCGCAACTTCTTGCTCCTGCACATTTGAAATGCAGGAAGTTACAATAGCCTATGTCAGCAATATTTATACTGGCATTAGCATCAATGTTTGTTTCGCTGCCACGAATACCGCTGGCAATGCATTCACGCATACTGTCACTGACATCAAAAGCTGCACAGTTAGCGCACTGCATGGTCTTGGCCACTGCTTCAGAAACTTTGAATCTTTTAGCTGCTTGCCGCCAGTAGTTGTCGGGTTTTTCAGGATTGGCTGGACCATAATGATAGGAATCTATAGCTTTTTGTCTATTTTTAAGATTAACATCAATGTTGTGTGTGGCCACAGGACAGTTTTTTGCTGCTGCCTCCATGATATTAATAAAGTTACGCATGTTTACGACCTTTCAATGCTTTGCTGCCAATGGGACTTAGTACATTGTCATCGCCTTTAATTGCAGCACTGCCACTGAAAGCTGCCAGATTAAATTCTTTTAATTTGACTTCTTTGATTTTTGGAATACCAAATGCTCGTTGTGCTTCCAGCACTGCTGCAGGTCCTTGTGATTCAGTTAAGTACCAACCTTGGTTGTCTTTGGTTAACTTAAACTCGTTGACCAGTGTGCTGGCATCTGTGGCTTTTGGATAAAAATAAAATCTTGTTTCATTTACTTTTTTTGTCTTACCCTGTACTGCGGTGGTTCTATCTGGTTCAGGAGCAAGTTTAGTTTTTGTTTTTTTCATAAATTTTTTGATAGTTTTTTTTGTAAGATCTCCTAAGACGCCATCTACATCTAAATTTGCTGCAAACTTAATATTAAGGTAATTTTGTAATCTTTTAACTGTGTCTGAATCCAAACTCGGCTGTTTGGTCTCATTGGTTTTCTTTTTGCCCCAATTGGCTGCACCTTTTTTGCGACACTGAACCAATGCACCACTAGCGTAAGCACTGGGCCATACTTTGTATCTACTTTTTACCTTGTGATAACAAGCATCCTGTTTTTCTGCTAAAATCAAATTGTCAAAGGAAGGACCACCACAATGTGGACATTTTTCTTCCGCTATACCTTGCTTCTTCAAAATATCAAGTGCATCTTTTTTGGCTTGTTTTGCGGTTTTTGGTTTTACTATTCTTTCTGG